GATCAAGAACAGGTTCGAAAACGAGGGCTACGGTTTCCTTGCCGTAGCTTTACCTGCTTTAGATGAAGCTCTATTACTAGGGCTTTCAACTGGCAGGTTCACCTGCCCCTTTGGCTTTAAAAGGCTTAGAGGGGGAGCAATCCCGAGATTTCTCTCAGGTATGCTCAGTGAAGTTTTCGACCCGGTCTCAGGCCAGCTTAAAGAGAACCCCGATCTAGGGGTCTTGAAGTGCCTACGCGAGGTGCTTCGTCTCTTTAAGAAAACTCAACTCGACTCTACACAAGAAGAGATTCTTGATCGTAAAGCCAAGCTTGAGTTTTTCCGATGCGATGAACTGGCGCATCAGGTTATTATTCCTGATAACGTGGATCATCAAATCGGCCTTGTTTCGAAGTTGGTGCTAAACGACCTTAGTTCTAAGGACGTCTCACAAGCCAACTTTAAACATGGGCCTGGAGCCGTCGAGGAAATATATAGTCTAAAACAGAAGTCGTCCAGCCTGTCAGATTCAGTAAAGAATGCTGAATTTGACCTTGAACGTTTTGGCTATGATAGCTTTGGCGTGATACTCTCTGACTTGTCAGAGAGAGCCATCGTTACCACGTCGAACGGACAAGTTGCCTTACTCGCCGGAGCTTCTAGACGCAATGCTAGGCTAATTACGGTGCCGAAGAATTCTTCTTCACGCCGTACTATTACTGTTGAGCCAATGCTGAATCAATTTATTCAGCAAGGACTCAATACGATACTTCGCGATTCAATCGAGAGGTGTCGGATACTCAGTAATAGCCTATCATTAACCGACCAATCCAAGAATCAAACCCTTGCATTGGAAGGATCCCTATACGACAACTGGGCGACCATCGATTTGAAGTCTGCCTCAGACTTAATGAGTGTTAAACTCGTTGAGTCTGTGTTTAGACATCATGGTCAATTTTTTGACCATATGATGGATTGCCGATCTACCTCTGTGAGCTGTGACTTAATTGGCACAGCGAGCTTAGGTAAATTTGCCGGCATGGGGAACGCTCTTACTTTTCCAGTACAGAGTGTCTGCTTTGCAGTAACATGCATCGCAGCTATTCTGCATTATCGGGGTGAGAAACCCGATTACTGGAAGGTAAAGCGAGCGTCTAGGCTAGTGAGAGTCTTTGGTGATGACATCATCATCGACTCCCGCTATGCGCAGC